CTAGAGGAACACGGTCACGAAGATCAGGAAGCCCAAAAGTACTAGAGCCATCACCTGTACCATAAGCAGTACCGATAACAGCAAATAAACGAGCATAAGTAGTACGATTAACATTTGAACCGTCACAAAGCAGCCATGCGGCATTAGGAACAGCAGATCCTCCAAAAGGTAAAATTGACCCTGAAGGCATGATTTCAAAACCTCCAGCGGTTGATCCGTCATGTACTCTAACATTTTTAGTGTTATTATCTACAGATAACTCACCAGCCCCGCCTGTGAACGAGTTATTTTCTGCTGTCGTGCCTCGTCTTAATAATAGTTGTGTACTCATTTATTGCTCCTTAAAGTGCTCCTAAGTCAAATTGGCCTGTGACTGTAAATACGTTTGATGCGTTAGTTCCTATTATTACGTTACCTTGTACGTTTAACAAGGCATCATCTACGGTTGCCGCACTACTTACATTGATGCCTACATTACCGTTAGTATCAATCATAATTTTATCTGTTAGATCTCTTCCGAGACCTCCCATAAACGGTGAAACTTTTGTACTCATAATAACCTTTCTAACATAATTAACCTACGTGGTCAATATAATTCTTAACTGAAGGCTCCACAGTCTAGTATACCTACAATAGTAACTGTATTTGAAGCGTTTGTTCCTAGTGTTGTGTTTGCTACTACTGCTAAATCATTTGAGAAACTGGTATCTCCCGATGCGTCAGAAGTAACTGCTTTTGAAGCGGCAGTAGTGCCCAGAGTAATTCCATCAATCATACCAAGTTCGGTAGGGGTAACTGCACTAGAGGCAGCTACTTTACCATCACCATCAGTAATCATCACTCGATCACCCGTTAAATCACTAGTAAGAACAGTAGATATTGCCCCTGCTATGTTAGCTACTCGACGGGCTTCAACGGCTGTAGAGGCTGCTGCTGCAACAGTAGCGTTGTCTGCAATAGCTGTGTGTACCGATAATCCATCATATTTAAGTGTAGCTGCATCTACTATACCTACGCTTAGATTAGAAGCAGTAACAGGAGATAGTGATGTATTAGATGTAGGATCTTTAGTGTCACTAAGTTTAAATGTTTTAGCCGATTCATCATAGAAAAGAGCGGCATTACCTTGATTGCCACGATTAAATAAAATGCCGATATCATTAGCAGGAGACCCAGTAGTACCGTTTGCTAACATTATCATGGTGTCATCGACATCCATATTAGTAGTGTTAATAGTTGTTGTATCACCGTTAATTGTTAAGTTGCCTGTTACGATAACGTCATCAGTAAATGTGGTTGTAATATTATTAGCAGCTCGTCTTGCCTCAACTGCATCAAGCTGAGTTTGGATAGCGGCGGTAACACCACTTACATGGTTTAACTCTGCTAGTGTAGTAGTAGCAACGCCAACTTTTCCTGACCCGTCTGATGCTAAGGCGCGAGATGCTGTAAGATTGCCTGTTGTAATTGTAGATACGGCACCAGCGATATTGGCTACGCGTCTCGCTTCTATATCATCTGATCCACCACTTGCGGTAGAAACATTATCCTGCACTAAATCAATATTAGCCTGTAGTCGAGTGAAGCTTACAAAATCATTAGCAGCTGCTACAAGAGTATTGGCTGCTATTCTAGCTTGAAGCGCTGTATCTTCGTTAGTAAACGCTGTAACGTTAGTAGCTAAACGAGACTGTAAAGCTGTGTCTTCGTTAGTAAACGCTGTAACGTTAGTAGCTAAACGAGACTGTAAAGCTGTATCTTCGTCATTCATTACTGTAACGTTAGCAACTCTTCTAGCTTCTACAGCGGTAGTAATAGCTACATTAGTAGTAAGTCTAGATTGAAGGCCTGATAATTCTTGAGCAACGTTCGCCACTCCACCTAAAGCGGGCGTTGTAATATTAGCTTGAGCACCAGATGTACCAGCAATGTTGATTCCTTCATTGCCTAGATCAGAAATTGTAATTCCCCCTAGTTTAATTGAGGAACCTGTGAGATGTAGATCTTTCCATTTGTTAGATGCAGAACCAAGATCATACACTCCATCTGCTGAAGGAATTAAATTAGCGCTTAGAGTTACTGTGTGACCATCTGTATCAACAATAGATGCAACATTCGATTGAATTTGCACCACATTTTGATTCTCGTTAGTATCAATAGTAGAGATTAGATTGGCAAGAGTAACCGATTTGGTTTCATCATTTTCAATATCAACTGCTACAAACTGCGTATTTGCTACGGGAGTTTGTAAATTATTAAGTTCGGTAATCTTTTTATTAGCCAATGATCATTTCCTCGCCTGATTGAGTTAACAGAAAATCACGTAGTTCTGTAGTACTATTACGCTTCTGTAAATTTAAGTAATCTTGAGTTATAAACAGTTTTCCACCCTGTTGAGTGTGTAACTCAAATCCATCTTGCATAATTATAATGTTCTTATCAGCAAGCTGTCTAATTATAACTTCTGAGTTTTGAGTTATAATAAATCCAGAACCGTCTTCTAACTCAACGCCAAATCCTTCTTGAATAGGAGCTGCTTGACGTAGTATAAACTGGTCTGACTCTGTGGACAATAGTTGGTCGTCTGCTTGAAGAAGAATTCCAAACACATCTTCGTTTCCTGCAAATTGACGAACTAAGAAGTCAAGAGCCTGAGTCTGGATAAACTCACCTGACTGAGTAAGAATAGCAGTAATATCGCCATCATCTGTATCAGGAGTAGGTACAACTGCATCTGCTCCAAAAAATCTTTTAATAGATGACAGTGATAGAGCGAGTCTAAGGCGCGTAATCATTAGTCACGCTCACTTATATATAGCACTCCTGTACCTGTGGTAGCAATAATTGAAATATACTTATCGTTTTGTGCGGGAACATTGTCTGCGCCTAGTGATATGTCGTATGGAATTTGAGCAGGTATGAAATGTGAGTTAGAGGTGTTAGCCTCAATAGTTCCAGATCCAGTTTCAAAAAATGCATTTACCGTAGAATAAAGAGTCACTACACGGGTAGCGTCTGATATCTGTGGTGATGTGTTAGCTGATGTAGTAAAAGGTACTTGATATCCACGATGTTGCTTGAAGGCTAGTACGGGGATTGGATCGTTTCCATCATCTCTTGGTTGTTTGCTCATGTCTTTTCTCCAATATTGATTTCATTACGTTTGTAGCAGTGTTAGTAAACAAGCCGGGGATAATAGCGTGAATAATAACAGCAGGAATTACAAGTTGTAAGCGAATAGCTACTACAATCGCCTGATATGCGTGTTGTAGGCCTGATTCATTAACCTGCTTTAGATGAGCTTTACATGCTTTTGAAAACATCATCTCTCCACGAATTTGACAATTGTGTAGTAATCATCAACCTTTTTAATTTCTACAGTATCCTTTTTACAAGAATATCTTTCTCCAGCTTTTATTCCTACATTACGTTCAATTTTTCTTTTAACTGCAAGACATTCAGACAGTTTAAAGTGAGGTGTCCATTCTATTGGACTTCCTCCTACTGATAAGAATAGTACAAATAGTGTTTCTACCATTAGTGCTTCATCTTCTCACCTTCTTTCGTGCAAGATAGATGTCCTTTCTTAAACTGCGTCTTTGCAATCTGCATAGCCTGTTCACACTGTTCCATTGATTTATACTTACCAAGTTCCATCATAGAATGGTCTGGTTTCATTAACATTAATATAATAGCTATAGTTTCCATTTTAGTGTCCTGAATGATCTTGATTTGCTGTCGGCGCTTTCAAATTACTTGCCGCATGTATGAGATCCATAATATCGTTACGAATCTTTTCATGTGTTTCTTCTAAGTTTTCAATACGTTTTAACATAAAATCAATCTGCAATTTCTGCTGCTGATCGAATGGAGCTTGGCCGCTTTCAATCTCTGTTGTTAATTTCTCAAGTTCTGCTGCAACGTGTTCAATCATCATAAACTGTTCAGAGTCTGCCGGTAATGAGCCCATTTCACCACGAGGCCATTTAATACGAAACTCTGTATTGAATTCAAGGTCTGACTTCATCATAGTCTGTGAGGTTTCAAGATTGTTTAATCTCTCCACAATTCCAAAATAAGCCCATGTTGCAATTGATGCTGCTGCAATCAAACTTATCATATTGCGTAGCGGTAGAGCTACTTCAGTGTTTTCACTTATCTTTGCCATTCATCACTCCTGCGGGCCTGCGGCCGGCTTTATCCTAACTTTGCGCGAAGCGCTTGCGATTTTTTTATGTCTTTCATCCCAGCTCACACGATGCAATTCGTTATCCAAGTGCTGTTTGACATATGCTCTCACCCACTCTTCAGTTCTGTCGTCTCTAGGGGGAGCGCAATCCCAATCGTCAGTAGGATCGTTCGTCATTCCATTAAGTCTCGCATCAGCTTGTCATAGTTATTAATCTGTACCGCTACAGCAGGGCCAGAAGCCTTCGGCTTCAAGCTTGTCTCTACCTCTTGTAGATGCTTCATCCAGTCGAGAAGGTCTTTTTTAGAGTAGATGCCTGTTTCCACAGCTTCTTGTATCTTTTGGTCGATCACAGAGTTGATTAAATTGATGCGCTTAATTCGATTAAGATATCCTTGCGTGGCGAAGACTGAATCAATGTAGTTCTTCACTTCCTTTTTCTCTATGACCGCAGTCACTCGATCCTCGCTAATACCATACTCATCAGCTATTTCGTTTACGCCCTTACCGGATAAGTAATCGTTAGCTAGCGCAAGCACAACCGGGTCCAGAGGCGGAGCCTCTAAGCTGCGGTTTAGTGCATCAACAGACGTAGTAACTGTTGTATTATTTGTCTTTTTCATACGTTCACCTCGTAAACTATAACAATATCTAGATCTGCAATGCCATAAGGAGCCATTAGACCTTCATCAGTTCTGAAAGCTATCACACGAGCCTCTTCTACTTCAAGGTCACGGTGTGACGCAGCAAATTCATCTATGATATCTTGTTCTATTTGTATTCCTATATTCTCAGCATCTCGAATTGACTCGCCTCCAGGATTGCCGTTATGGATGTATGCACGAAGTGATAGTTGAAGAGAAGCAAGTTTACGTCCGTCTCCTCGATGTGTCCTAACCTCTTCTCGCGGTATAAAAGTAACAAACGGAAAGTCGTTCACTTCATTCAAAAATATAAACTGACGCTGTACATTGCCTTGTAG